AAGATACTATACCCATTTAAAAAGTATAGATTTAATGATATCAGAAATAAATAGCTGATGGAGAATGGTATAAATGAGACATTGGAAAATTATGTTAGTAATAACAATGCAATATCCTTTAGGTATTCCTCCAACTCTAAGAACAAATATAGACTTTGTTTTTATTTTAAGAGAGAATTATATTGCGAATAGAAAAAGAATTTATGAAAATTATGCTGGAATGTTTCCAACTTTTGAATCATTTTGTCAAGTAATGGACCAATGTACTGAAAATTATGAGTGCTTGGTAATAAATAACAATTCAAAATCAAATAAATTACAAGACCAGGTTTTTTGGTATAAGGCAGAAAATCATAATGACTTTAAATTAGGTTCAAAGGAATTTTGGGAACTATCTAAAGGATGTAATTCTGATGATGAAGAAGAAAAATATGATCCAAATTCAGTAAAAAAACGTGGCGCAGGACAAAAAATTAGTGTAAAAAAAACAAAATGGTAATTATATTTTTATTAAAAAATAATTAATAAAAATAAATAATAAACTATTAAAATGTAATAATATTTAATCCTTTTTCACAACAAAAGGACCGCTAATAAGCTCACTTTGACCGTGGTCGGTATTTCCAGTTACAATGTTCTCTCCTTCAAAGAGTTCAGAACGAATATCAGCAGCAGAAATGGTTTCATTATCCTTTGAAAAAGATGTAGTTTCATTAGTAACACCAATCAAGTTACCTTCACTATCAATTGATTGAGTTAATGTATTTCCTGATTTCTCCGCATTTTTAATATTTTCTTCAATTGCCTTTTGTTTTGTTTCCTTAACTCGTTGGTCGAAAGCGGACTTAGCATTAGACTCATTTTTGGTCTTTTCGTGCATCAATTGATTCAATTCATCTTCCATATACTCAACCCGTCCAGTCTTATATGCTTCAGGCTCCCAAGGCATCCATAATCCAACAGGTCCAACATATACATCGTGATTAGGATCAATTTCTCTCAACATTTTACATCTTAGTTCAGCTTCCTCTAAAGATGGATAAACCCCTCTAACCTTTAATCCTCTTGTAGAAGTTTGAAATTGATTGTTAATACCAAATGCTTTCTCAAGTTCTTCCTCATTATTATCAAGAAAAGTTTTATATTCGTCTCTCATACTTGTTTTAGTTAATGATTCTTTTTCCTCTTTAACAAATTCTTTAAAATCAGTTGTTAAATCATCAAAAGACATACTGTACTTAAATGAAACAAAATTTAAAAATTGTACGAATTTTTCCATAGATTTATTTAATTCCCACTTCTTTAGGAATTCTTCAAATAGAAAAATTTCCTTTTGTTTTAAGATAGTTTCAGGAGAAACAAAAGAAACACACGCAAATTTTTGACCGGCAATAGGTTTATCTTCCTCTAGCAAATCAACATATTTAGGATTTTGTTTTCCGCCGCTCATTTTTTTCTCAAACCCAGTTTTTTTTGAACTCTTTTCTTTAGAATGACTCATTTAATTTAATTAAAGCAAATTATTTAAGTTTTTTATCGCAAATATATATATTTTTTTCTTTTTATTTAATATAATGGAAGGATTAATTAATGTTGGCGAACTTGTTAAAAGAGTAATTAAGTATCTTGTTGAAGGTTTAATGGTTGCTATTGCTGCTTACGCTATTCCTAAACGTTCTTTGAATGTTGAGGAAATTATTTTGATTTCCTTAACTGCTGCTGCTACTTTCAGCATTTTGGACACTTATATTCCTGCAATGGGTGTAAGCGCTAGGTCTGGGGCGGGAGCAGGAATTGGGTTTGGATTAGTTGGATTTCCGGGGGGTCTCTAAACCATAATATGATAAGGTATAATTTACATTGAATTATTATAAAAAATATTATATAATAAGAATATTATATAATAAAATTGAAATAATAGTTAATAACAATTCATTAATTATTATAAATATGAATAAATATAATAATGAAATATTATTTAAATATTGTATTGATAACAATATAATATTAATTAAAGATTATTCAATTAACAAAATTAATAGAGATGATTATATTGAGGGGAAATGTAAAACAACTGAGTGTGATAAATTATTTAATAAAAGTTTTAGGCAATTAGTAAAAACAGAAGCTTATTGTAATGAGTGCTCTTATAAAAATGGAATAAATAAAATAAAAGAACTTAAAGTAAAATTTGATTTAACTATGCTGAAACAAGTTTGTGATGACAAAAATATTTTATTAATTGATGATTATTCTAATATATTTGTAAATAGAGATACAATTATTAAAGGTATTTGTTTAACAACAGTTTGTAAAAATATTTTTGAAAAACCTTTTAGACAACTATTAAAAATCGGTGGATATTGTAAAAATTGTAGTAAAGAAAATGGAAAAATTAAAATTAAAGAAACAACATTTGCGCATTATGGAGTTGATTGTGCACTAAAATCACAAGTTATTCGGGATAAATCCAATGCTACACATTTGTTAAAATATGGTGTCATTCATAATTCACAATTAGATAAAATAAAACAGCAAAAAAAAGATAAAAGTATTGAAAAATATGGTGTTGATTATCCTTTACAATCTCACGAAATCAGAGAACAAATAAAGAAAACTAATATAGAAAAATATGGCGTTGAAAATCCACAACAAAATCAAGAAATTAAAGAAAAGGTTATTCAAACAAATATAGAAAAATATGGCGCAAATTGTTACTTTCAAACCGAAGAATTTAAGAATAAAAGTATTGAAACTAATTTAGAAAAATATGGTGTAGTCCATCATTCTCAAAATTCGGTTATAGCAGATAAAATGCTTAAAGGTGCGTATAATAAAAAACTATATACTTTTCCTTCTGGTAATGTAATTAACTATCAAGGCTATGAAAATTTTGCGCTTAATGAATTATTAAATATAGAAAAAATAAATGAAACCGATATAGTTGTAAATAGAAAAGATGTTCCCACTATTTGGTATAATGATAAAAATGGAAAGAAACATAGACATTATGTTGATTTTTATATTAAATCGCAAAATAGATGCATAGAAGTAAAATCAACTTGGACGATTAACCAAGATAAAAATAATGTATTTGAAAAACAAACCGCCGCAATAGATTTAGGTTATAAATATGATATTTGGGTTTTTGACAATAAAGGAAATAAAATTAATTCTTATTAATAAAATAATTAATAATTCTAACAGTATATTATATAAAAATGGTAAGAATTACAAGAAGGCAAAAACATAAAAAAATGAAATATAAAAGAACAAAAAGAACAAAAAGAAATAATAGAAAAAGGTCAAAAAGAATAAGAGGGGGAAATAGAATTGGAGGAAATAATATAGGTGCTAATTGTAATGACCCAAATTTTTCAATTTTCAATACAAATTTATTAAAATTATTTCCATATAAAGGGGGTAATTTAGATGTAAATGATATATATAAAAATCAAGAAGGTCCTCAATATTAAATGGTTGAAATAAATTCCCAATCCAACTCTTCACAAATCTTACGCCAAATTTGATCTTGTTCGACTCTTTTCTCTCTATCTTTCAACATAGGAAAATCAGATAAGTACTGAGTTTCTCCTAATAGCTCGCAAAGTTTATATGCTGTATAGTAGTAGTTTAAAAAATTTACTCTATCATCAGGGCAATATTTAGAATAAGGTGATTGTAGTTCAATAAAAAGATTACAAAGTATTTCTTCTAATTCAGGCGACATAACAGGCGGTTTAATTCCCAATTTATCTTTAATAAATGGTATATGTTCATAATATTTATTAAACCCTAATTTTTTAAGAATTTCTTTAGTTTTAAGATTTGTTATTTGTTCTAATTCAATTCTCTCTTTTTTGATTTGTAATTTAATATTTTCAATGACTTCAGGAGGTATTTGAGTAGTTTCCTTTCCCTGAAATTGAGCGAGTATTTCTTTAAAATGATTAATTCTTTTATAAGCATAAAAACAAACTTCTTTAGGTGGTTCTTTATAAGATGGTTTTTCATTTTCAATTAAATATGGAATATTTCTAGAACAGCTATTACAAATTAAAATCCCTTCATCTTCAAGAGGAATTAATTCACCTTTATAACAATATTGACAAATATCAGTTTGACAAACAAATGAGTTTACATCTAAAAAAATATCATCAATATTACATAAATATTTTTGGACGATATTATTATTTTTAGTTTGTGTAAGTATATTTAAAGTATCATCTTGTTTAATTTTAAAAAAAACATTCAATAATTTATTTTTATTTGAAGGTTCAGAAGATGTACCAGATGATATATTTTTTTTATTTTCAAAATAATCAAAAATAAATTTAGAATTATCTAAAAAATATTCTTTCTTTTTACTTTTTAATTCTTTTATTTTACTAATAATTTCTTTAATACGATCAGCTATATCTAATTTTTGTTCGATTGTTAGAACATGATTTGTCAATTTTAATTCTAGTTCTTTTTTTTCAGCTTTTAAATCAGGAATTTTATCATTTTCATTTTTAGAAAACTCATTTAAAAATTCTTTGTGTTTACCATCTAAAGTAATTGATTTTTGTTTGTTAAATTTGATTTTTTTGTTGGTTTTAGGCTTAAAACTTGGCATTATTCTCTTTAATAAGAAACATAGTATTTATTTAATTGATAATAAAGACTAAATATATTTTAAACAAGTTTAAAGATAATAATACTTTTCTTATTTTTTTATAAAATGGATATTAAAATTAAAATGGATAATTATTTAGAAAATGATAACATAAAAATAGATAATATTAAATTTCAAAAAATGTTATTTCTTTTTAATGCTATTGAGGAAGGATGGTCTATTAAAAAGAAAAATAATTCATATGTATTCTCAAAAAATCACGAAGGAAAAAAAGAAGTGTTTGAAGATAATTATCTGGAACAATTTATGAAGTCAAGTTTTGATATGAAGTCTGTTATTTCTTAGATGTTAAATGGTCGTATTCATTATTTTTACAAATAATATATATTTATTTGTAAAAATATTAGATTAATTAATTAATTAAATGAATTAAATTAGAATTTGAAAAATTTTTTTCTTTAGCAATAATATAAAATGGGAGGTGGTTTAATGCAATTGGTTGCCTTGAGCTTTAGGGCGCAACAGTCAGGTGCTATAATGGTTTCACATATACCATTATGGATAAACACTGTAAAATGTGACTATCATATAATTAATTATTAGTATCCCCATCTAATAATATATGATAGATATAACTGGCTAGTAAATAGTTATAAATAAATGTAATAAATATTAACTATTTGCGACATTCTCAAATTGCGGGAAACCCCTTAGAGTCTTAGTTACCAAATTACATTGGATGGAAAACAATGTGATGGCTCCGAATAATACTCGGTAGAATTAAAAGGTATGGTAAAAACACTAAGAATTGGGCAATCCGCAGCGAAGCACCCTCCAAATAAATTTATATAAATATATAACTTTGGGTGAACGTTCAGAGACTAAACGGGAATGGGGTGTAATAACCTTAAGATATAGTCCGGCCTTTAGGGAAACCTTTAGGAACAACCGACGGTGCTTAACTTGGGCGCTAACAGTGAGCTGCTAATATGGGTCGTATATCTCCATAGTAGAAAAACAGTGTAAATATACGGATTGATGATTTTTATCAATCATATAACTTGCTAGTGATTCATTGGAACAATCTTTTAAAGGTTGAGTGAATCGCAAGATTGTCAAATTGCGGGGACTTACTTAGAGCTTTAACTACTTCTTATTCATGGTGACATAGAATAATACCATAGGGTAATGACCGATGGCATAGTAAAAACGTTAAAGATTGGATAATCCGCAGCCAAGTATCTTATATC